ACCGAGAAGATCGAGTCGAAGACCAACATGCCGGCGGGGTGGGCACGGTCTGACACCACGGTGCGTGTGGCGGAGTATTTCTGGGTCGAGACCACGATGCGGAAGCGGATCGTGAGTGTCGAGGGAAACTTCTGGAAGGACGACCTCAAGAAGAATGACCCCGGCATGTTGGACGAGCTCATTGCCGGTGGGGCGCGCGAGCGCAACGTCCCGATCCGTGACGTCAAGTGGTGCGTCCTCAACAGCGACGAGATCCTCGAGGAGGAGGACTGGGACGGGCGTTTCATCCCGGTCATTCCTGTGATCGGCAAGGAGTATGTCGTTGACGGCGAGGAGACGGTCTACAAGGGCGTGGTGTCCGACGCGAAGGACAGCCAGCGGTCGTACAACTACATGCGATCGTCGCAGGTCGAGACGGTGGGGTTGGCGCCGAGAGCTCCGTACATCATGGCTGCGGGGCAAGACGAGGGCTACAAGGACCTCTGGGACAATGCCAACCACCGCAACTACACGCGTCTGCTGTATCACCCGGTGAGCTTCGAGGGGCACCTCGTGCCTCCGCCCCAGCGCAACATCCAAGAGCCGGCCATCCAGGCGATCACCATGGCTGTGCGTGAGGCTGACGACGACATCAAGGCCACGACCGGGCGGCATGACCCAAGCCTCGGGCGCAACCCTCGCGATCAGTCAGGGAAGGCGATCGAGCGGTTACAGGAGCAGGGGTCCATGGGGACCTCGATCTACCTCGACAACCTCGCCAATATCAGCATAAATTACGAGGCGCGCGTCATTCTCGACTTGTTGCCGAAGGTCTACGACCGTCCTGGTCGTATTCAGCGTCTCCTCGGCGAAGAGGACACCGAGACGCACGCCATGCTCAACGCGCCGTTTATCGAGGGGCCTGACGGGAAGCCTCAGGCGGTCTCAGACACGGACGACGTCGAGGGAAAAGAGGTCAAGCACTACGACCTGACGAAGGGCTCGTTCGGCGTGGTGGTCTCCGTGGGGCCGAGTTACAAGACGCAGCGTGACGAGAATTCTGCGGTCATGAAGTCGATCCTTGAAGCCGCCCCGGCGTTGACGCCGATGTTGGCCGACCTCTGGGTCGAGCAGATGGGCGGGCCGTTTGCGGAGAAGGCGGCGAAGCGGTTGAAGGACGCCAACCCGAATATCCCGAAGGACGGCGAAGAGGACGACCTCCCACCCGAGGTCCAACAGCAGATCCAGCAGGCGCAGCAGCAATACGAGGAGTTGCAGCAGGCCTACCAGGAGCTCGAGCAGAAGGTCGCGACTGACGAGGTCAAGGCACAGGCCCAGATGGCGATCAAACAGGCCGAGATCGCCGCCACCGCACAAAAGGTCGAGGCTGAGGCGCAAGGCAAGCAGATCGCCTTAGCGCAAGAGGCGGAGATCAAACAGGCGGACATGGCGTCTGACGAGCGGATCGCCGAGGCCAAGATTGCCTCTGACGCCGAGTTGAAGCGTGAAGAATTCGAGCATGAGGCGGCGATGAAGGACGCGGAGCTCGCGTCCAAGGCCTCGCTCGAGCGCGAGTTGGCGACGATGAAGATTGAAGCGGACCTGGAGAAGGCTCGCATTACGAAGCCAGCGAAGCGGACGATCAACCGGAATAAGGCGACTGGCCTCGTCGAGAGCATTGAGGGGTAAGCCATGAGCGCAACGTGCCGGTCGTATTTGCTCGAGCTCCTCCAGGGGCTCCACGCCAGTGGCGACACCTACAAAATAGCCCTTTACAACGGGACGTCATTAGGCGCGACCACCTCGGCGTATACCACGACGGGTGAGGTGACGGGGGCGGGATATACCGCGGGCGGTGAAACGCTTACTGGCTACGCCGTCGCGCAGGCCGCAAAAGAGTCGCGGCTGACCTGGGATTCCCCGGTGTGGTCGGCCTCGACGATCACGGCGACCCAGGCCCTGATCTACAACAGCTCGGCGGGCAACCGGGCGGTGTGCGTCTTGGACTTCCCCGAGACGAGCTCGACGAATGGGGCGTATCAAGTCACGCTTCCGATTGACTCCGTGGTGGCGATCACGGCCAACCCGTAGGAGGGTGAGATGGCGCGAGACTTAGTCGCGGTGCGGGTGACGATCGGGTTGCGTCCGAATGGCGAAGCGGATCACCCCGATCTCAACCTTCTCCCGACGATTGCGGCGAGCGGGATGGATTGGAGTCGGTATATCGACCAGATCGGCATTGGGTGGGTCTATGACGTGACGGCTGGGCACCAAGAGCCAGGCGATACGCCGGTCGGTCAACAGCACGGGGTCATCTTACTGCCGGCGGCGGTGGCGGATGAAGCCCTGGCGGCGTTTGCTGGGGCGCCGTATGAGGCGGTGGCGTTGACGCCTCCGCAGTTCCGGAATTTTCACGACGACAAGGGCGCCGTTCGTCTCCCTGCCGAGAAGGGTGACCAGGAAGTTCTCGCGCGGATCAAGGCCAAGCGGGACGCCGGGACGACGCTGAGTCAGGACGATCTGAATGCGCTGGACCCGACGCACCGCGAGCCGGGAATTCGACGCAACCGGAAGCGTCGGTGGAATACGCGCAGCACGGACGAAGACGTGAACGTGATTGTGAAGCCATGACCAGCACGCTCGTGACCGTCCCGACGTTCAACGGCTGGATACGCGCTGAGGTGGCCGAAGTCTTGGTGCGTCTCGGGCGGCAGGCTGACGTCGCGGTGGTCGAGGGTGGGCCATCATTGGAAGACAACCTCCACAAGATCATTATCGAGCGCGTGTTGGCGGGAAGCTACACGCATTGGCTGACGATAGATGCTGACAATCCCCCGAACCGCAACCCCCTGGATCTCGTTGACCTCGACAAGGACGTGATCGGCTGTCCGACGCCTGTGTGGCACTTCGTGGACAAGCCCGGCGATCGTCCCTGGTGTCTCAATGCCTGGGATGAGGCGAACGAGGAGGCGTTTCGAGAGCACCACCCGATGAACGGGTTACAGCAGGTCGATGCTGTAGGGACGGGTTGCATGCTGATCGCCCGGAGAGTCCTGGAGCACCCCGAGATGACGTATCGCCCCTTCGGGCGCAGTTACGACTGGTCAGGTCTCGTGGTCAACGGGAACGACATGCAGTTTTGTCGACGTGCTCGCGGTGCCGGCTTCACGGTCTGGGCGCACTATGACTACACCTGTCGCCATTTCAATACGCTGGATGTGGGCATCGTGGCCCGCGCCTACGGACGGATGACCGAGTAATGGCGATCACTGACACGCCGTGGACTGGGCGGACGGCGGATAAGTTGTACCTGACGTCTGGGCAGTTTTCCTCCACGCTGAAGACGTCGGAAGCGATTGGGGGAGTAGACAACTCACCGTTTGGGATGTCCTGGGACGGCCTCAACACGGTCTGGCTGGGGCAGCAAGCCGACAAGCTGTATCTGACGAGTGGGCAATTTTCCTCCACGATCAAGACGAGTGGTGCGGCGGGCACGACGGGGGTGCGTGGGTGTGGGTCGCTTCAGGCGTCCAATACACCCTTTACCGAGTCAGGCGCTGACAAGCACATCCTGATTTCCGGGCAGTTCACCACGACGGTCAAGAGTTCCGTCGACGTCACGGCGATTGACGCGGTCCCTGAAGAGGTGTCGTGGGACGCGACGAATACACCCTGGATTGGGTCCGACGCGGACAAGTTGTACCTGACCAGTGGGCAATTCACGTCCACGATCAAGACGTCGGAGGATATCAGCGCCGTGGAGAATGCGGGGACGGGGATCTCCTACGACGGGACGAATACCGTCTGGACGGGTTCCACGGGCGACAAGCTCTATCTCCAGAGCGGGCAGTTCACGTCGACCCTGAAGACCTCGGTCGATGTTGGCGTGGTCGATACCAGTCCACGGGGCTGCGGGGTGAATGACTACGCCAGTCGCGTCGGCGGCCCCCCGCCCGTGTCGTATGTCCCGTATCCCCATAGTCATGGCATTGCCGCTGGGATGAACCCGATCCACGGAGGGCTCGCGCAATGATGCTCGTCCAAGGGGGCGCGACCAACGTCACCACCTACTTCCAACTCCGCAAGGCCGCGGACGGCACCGCAGCGACCGCCCTGACGATCACCGGCATCGACATGCAATACGTGCGGGATGTCGAGGTGCCGACGGCGAAAGTCGACTGCGTCGCACTCGCCGCGACGAATACCGCGCATACCGATGGGCGTGGGATCGAGATTGACGCGACGGATCAGCCAGGGTTGTATCGGTTTGATTGGCCCGATGCGGCGTTTGCCGCCGGGACGTTCGTGTATCTGACGATCAAGGAAGCGACCATCTTCACCGAGACACTCGCCGTGCAGTTGGTGGGGGCCGACGTGACGAGTGTCACCAGGGGCTTCACCGGGACCGCCGTGCCAGCAGCTGCTGCCGATGCTGCTGGCGGCCTGCCGATTTCAGACGCTGGGTCCAAGGACTTCGACGCGATGGTGGCGAGTGTCACCGCGATTGAAGTGGACACCGGCACGACTTTGGATGCTGCGCTTGCGACGGTGGATGCCAACGTCGATGCCATCCTGGTTGATACGGGCACGACGCTGGATGGGAAGATCAATACCATCGACGGGATCGTCGATACCATCCTCGTGGACACCAACGAACTGCAAGGTGACTGGACGAATACGGGTCGCCTCGACACGATCCTCGACTCGATCCTCGCCGATACGGCGGAGCTACAAGGGGACTGGGTCAACGGTGGACGGCTCGACCTCATCATCGACGCTATTCTTGCTGACACCGCCGAGCTCCAGGGCGACTGGACGAACGCGGGCCGCCTCGATGCCATTCTCGACCTGATCTTGGCCGACACAGGTGAATTACAGGTTGACTGGGCCAATGGGGGTCGACTCGATCTCATCCTCGATGCCCGAGCCTCGCAGACAACGGCTGACGCTGTCGAGACGGACACGCAGGACATTCAGTCACGTCTCCCGGCGGCGTTGTCAGCAGGCGGCAACCTCGACGCCAACGTGGCCGAGGTCAATGACGCGGCAGCAGCAGCGGTGCGTCTTGGCTTGTCGTCGGGTCAGATGGTGCCAGGCACGGTCGATGGAGTGACCTTCACCTCGACCACGACAGAGTTTGAGTGCGATGACATCACCGAGGCGACGGCCGATCATTTCAACGGGAGAAATGTGCTTTGGACGACGGGGGCGCTTGCTGGACAGATGACTGACATCACGGACTATGTGCTGACCGGGTCGAACGGGCATTTCACGGTGACGACGATGACCGAGGCCCCCGCAAACAATGACACTTGCATCATCGTGTAGCTGGGAGTCATGGCAAGAATTAGCCAGCTCTACCCGACAGGGACACCAGGTCGGGTTTACAGCTTCACCGCGAAGTCTGCCGGTGGGATCGACGCGGAGGTCACGCCTACTCGGTGTGAGGCCGAGGCTCGAGTCGGGTCGGTCAACGTCATTGGCCGGTACGGGCCACTCGCCGGCAAGTATGAGTGGTGGCCGCGGCTCAAGGATCGCCTGCCGTGGACGACGAAGACTCAGCCCACCAAGCAGCCGAGGTCTGAGCCTGCCAAGCCTCGACCCGAGCCGCTGGTCCCGTCGATCGCGATCGTCAGTCGCTCGGCTCGTGTTTCGGTGGCCGGCGTCCGTGCTGGGGCGTCCGTTGGCGAGGTGTCGGTCCAGGCAGGCGCCAGTGTCGCGGTTGGTGGCGTCTACGCGTACGCTCACACGGCAGAGGAGATCTACGCCATCCCACTTCCGTCCACGGCAGAGGACGACTTGATGGTGTTGGTGATGTTGGCGCTCGACAAGTAAAGGCAGAGAGACATGGCAGACGACAAGAGCACCTCACTTGCGAAGGTCCCCATTGTGGCGACCGTGGACGGCTGGACGGCGGAGTCCTCGTCGACGGTGACCCCAGACGCGACCCCAGACTCCGTGGCGAAAGACCTCGTGCTTGACGAGCCAGAGGCCAAGGAGAGCCCAGAGACCCCGAAGGAGGCTCCAGTCGCGGCAGACGCAACTGAGACGCCTGAGGAGGCGCCCGAGGCTGAGGGTGAAGAGAAGAAGCTCTCACGGGCTGAGCGACGCAAGCCAGGCAACCGTATTGCGGCCCTCCAGCGCGAGATCGGCGCCTTACACAAGACGCGTGGCGACCTCTCCGGGGACGTCGAGGCGAAGAAGGCCGAGCTCGAGGCGTTAGAGACCAAGTTGTCGTCAGCGCGTGCGGACCACGCTGGGGGCGTCGACACGGCGGACCCGAAGCAAGCAGCTACCGCGACAACGGAGTCCATCAAGGCTGAGGTCGACAAGGTTCTCGGAGAGAAGCCCACCTGGAAGGCCATGGAGGCCGACGGCAAGGAGTGGGACGAGTATGACGCTGCGCGTCAGGCCTACGACGACAAGCGGTTTGAGCTCATCGCGAAACAGACGGAAGCTCGCGCCGAGGCCATTGCGACGGAGCGTGTCAACCAGGAGCGACAGCGAGCCGACGCGGCGGTCAAGCGGAGCCGATACGAGCTCCAGTTGGAGCAGATCCGCGAAGCCGAGCCAGAATTTGATACACTCGTCGCCGAGAACCTCGAAGGTATCGACAGGTCACCATTTATGGACGCTGTCATCACCAACCACCCTCAAGGGGCGCACGTCTTCCGACACGTCGTGCACAACCCCGACGAAGCCAGGGTCTTATCCGCACTGACGCCTCCCATGGAGGTGTTCGACGCGGTGCAGCAAAGTAGTGATCCCGCGGGGGTCCTGAGCTACATCGCGACGCATCAGGCGGAGTATCAAGAGATCGTGCAGCTACGTCCCGACCAGCAGTTACTTGCGCTCGGTCGCCTTGTCGGACAGGTCGAAATTCAGAGTGCTGGGGGTGCGAAGTCATCTGGCTCGCCGCCGGCGCCCAAACCCATTAGTGAAGCGAAACCTCCCATCCAGCCAGTGGGCGGCGCATCATCGACGGAGTCGAAAGACCTCGATGCCCTGCCGTTCCATGAGTACGTTGATCAAGCCAACGACGCAGACCGCAGCCGAGGACGACGCCGTCGAGCCTAAGTAAGGGGCTCGTCCCGTGACAAACGTACTCGTCACACCTACCAAGGTGATGCGCGAGGTCGGTCGAAGACTCGTCAACAACTGGGTCTTCACGAATACCGTCCAGCGCAGCTATGACGATCAGTATCAGTCCGACGGCGGCAAGGTTGGCTACACGGTCAACGCACGCTTGCCGCAACGCTACACCGTGACGAAGGGGCAGGCACTCACCATTCAGGGTGCCAACGACGTCATTGTCCCCATCACATTGACCGACCAGGCCAATGTGGGTATCGAGTTCTCTTCGGCGTCGCTGACGATGGAAGTCGACAGCTACAAGGACCGGTACATCTTCCCGGCGGTGGACTCACTGATCAACCAGATGGACCTCGATGGCCTCGAGCGCATGGCGCAGGCCACCTATCACCACGTCGGCACGCCTGGTGTTGTGCCAGGGTCGACGGGGACAGCACCGCAAAACGCGGTGGACGTCTACCTCGGGGCCGGCGTGCGGTTGTCGGAGAATGCGATCCCGGTCGAAAACCGGTGCGCGTGTCTCTCCCCCAATATGCACGCCTTCCTCGTCTCGGCCACGGTTGGCCTCTTCAACCCCACCTCAGACATTGCGGCTCAGTACCGCCACGGTCAGTTCGGCGCGCGAGCGTTGGGCGTGGACGAGTGGTACATGGATCAGAATGTCAACTCTCACACGGTGGGAGCGCTGGGTGGGACGCCGCTCGTCAATGGCGCAAGTCAGACGGGCGCGAGCATCATCACGGACGGCTGGTCAAACAGCATCACAGGGGTTGTCAAGAAGGGCGACATCCTCACGTTCGCGAGCGTCAACAGCGTCAACCCGTTGGGCTACCAGGACACCGGGCGTCTACGGACGTTTGTGGTCACGGCGGACGCGGACTCGGACGGCAGTGGCAATGCCACGATCTCGATCTCGCCGTCGATCACCACGACGGGTGCGTTGAAGACCGTCACGGGTTCGCCGGCGGATAACGCGGTCATTCTCATCTTCGGGCATGCGTCGACCTACGCGTCGACCGTCACGCCGCAGGGGCTCGTGTATCACCCTGAAGCGTATGCCTGTGTGATGGCCGACCTCGTCAAGCCGGGTGGTCTGGAAGTCTCGGAGCGGATCTCGAATTCGGAACTCGGGGTCTCCGTCCGGTTCGTGAAGGACTACGCGATCATGACGGACCAGAGTCCTGCGCGACTGGACGTGTTGTACGGCTGGAAGGCCGTGCGTCCTGAGTTCGGGTGCCGCGTCTCGTCGTAGCACATTCAAGGGGAGCGCTCTCGCAAGGGGAGGGCGCTTCCGCTCGCTCGCAAGGGGAGTGAGTCAAGGAGCACAACCTCATGGCATTGACAGTACTGAGTACCACGACCATCACCAACGCGCTCACGGACAAAGAGCGGCGGTTTGCGGTGGGCAGCACGACCAACATCTCGGCGGGTAATTTTATTACCGTCGGCGCCGAGCTCATGTTGGTGCAGGCCATTCCCGTCAGCGGTTGGGTGGAAGTCCAGCGCGGCTACGGGGGCACAGAGGCGCGACCGCATCTCGCGTCGACCACCGTCCACATTGGCACGGGCGACAAGTTTGCCGTCCTGTCTGAGCCGAAGGCCCTCGGGCTCTCGGGTGTGGACTCGGTGGCTGGGAAGCCGGAATTCATTCTGCCGGTCAACCAGTATCGGCAGGACCCAGACACCGGATACGTGTATCTCCTGTGCTCGTTTGCAGGGGCGCTCGTCGCGGGCGAGTGGGCGCACATCTCGTCGGCTGGTGCGGCGACCGCGCTGGCTGCGGCGGGGAAGGGTCGCGTCGGGATCGTCGTCGAGGCGGTTGCGGCGTCGTCCTACTCGTGGGTCCTCGTTCAGGGCATCTACGCCACGGCGGCGTGTGAGTCCGAGATCACCTCAGCCCTTCGGCTGGGAGCGGTTGCGAGTTACGCGGGCGCGTGGACGTCAAATAACGAGGTCCTCATCCACGCGGCGTACTTCACCGAGGCGGCGGACTCCTGCGGCGTTCTGTCGGTCGGCGAGGCGACGGCCAGTGTGACTGTGAACCATCCGTGGACAGACAACATCGTCTTCCTGTCTGGCGCGGAGTAGTACTCGGCAGGGTCGTCAGGCCATGGGGCTTGGCGACCCGTCGTTCCACCCTTGGTGACTGGCAGAGAGGCCAAGAATGACATTGACTGTGCAGACCGACAACATCCCAGGGAAGCCCTTGAAATGGAAAGACCGTCCAGTCCACCAGGTGCCTCGCAAGGTGGGACTCCTGTGCGGCGATCCCAACTACTTACACCTGGCGCCGTGGCGCGATCCGTCGTGGGAGTTCTGGACGCATTCCTCGATCGTGCGGATCCTGCCGTACAAGCCAGACCGGTTGTACGACATTCACCCGCCGCACGTCTTTCGGACGAAGCTGAAGAACGGGTTCAAGGACTACTACCACTTCCTCAAGACCTGTGCGATCCCGGTCTACATGATCAAGAAATATGCGGCGATCCCGGCGAGTCGGAAGTTTCCCATCGACGAGATCCGACAGCAAGCGCCTCATGTTCCTATCGGCAGCACGCTGTCCTTCATGATCGCGCACGCCATGTACGAGGGGGTGACGACGATCGGGATCTTTGGTGGGTCGTATGGCGAGAAGTCCGACTATGCGTGGCAACGTCCCAACGTCGAGCGGTGGATCGGGCGTGCGGAGATGTCGGGAATTGAGATGATCTTGCCCGAGGCGCAACCGTTGGGCAACGAGCCGCGCGAGCTCTACGGCTACGAGACGCACGACACGCCAGAGAAGTATGAAGAGATGAAGCGCATTCGCAAGGAATTCCGCGACAAGGCGTTATCGGCGCCGGCAGGTGAGGGGCAGACAGCCACGGGGCCGCGGCCTGGGACGCCCGAGTGGGACGCGCAGTTTGCGGAGGAAGAGACGCCTCCAGACTTCATTCGCTCGTTGCTGCCAGAAGGAGCGTAGGACATGGGATACCCCTGTTGGAGATACCACAAGAATTTCCCCGCGCGTCTCATCCACAACCCAGGCCAGGAGGTTGCCCTCGGGGCGGGGTGGGTGGACAGTCCAGCGAAGGTTGACGACGGGGACGCTGCGCCAGTTGCCACTGAGCCACCGCCCACGCCGCAGCCTCCTCCCCCGGCGGAGATCCCGCTGCTCAATGCCGAGCACCTCGACGCGCTGCTCGCGGGTAACGTCGCCACGGTGTCGGCCCGGATGGCGGATATTTCCGAGGTCGACCACCTCGCACAACTCAGCGCTCGAGAGGACACGCACAAGGGTCGGAAGGGTGTCCTGAAGGCGATCACTGCGCGACTCGACGCGCTCGAAGGGTAGACACATGCGTGAATTCAAGTCGGTGGCATTCAACGGGCTCGCCACGGGTGACAACGAGCTTGTGGCTGCGGAGGAGGGCAAGATCATCACGGTGCGCTCGCTCTGTATCGTGGGCGTGGGGGGCGTGATGCAGATCCGGTTTGAGTCTGGCGCTGGCGGCACGGCATTGACGGGCATTATGCACGTCTTGGCGAGTCACCCCCTGGTCATGCCGGAATGTCCCTCTGGGTGTTTCTCGACGGTCAAGAGCCAGTCTCTCAGCCTCGAGCTCACCGTGGCGACGACGGCGAGTGGCTGGCTGACCTACAGTCTCTCCGAGGTGTAGTCGCATGGCCGACTCCTCAAACGATCTGGTGACGTGGGCGCTGCGGACGCTGGGGGCGATCCAGTCTGGGGCGACGCCTGAGGCGGGCGAGCTCACCGACGGCTTCGAGGCGCTCAACTCGTGGCTGGATGGTCTCGCCACGCAGCGGGCCACGATCTACAACGTCGCGCGGAATGTCTACTCGCTCTCAGCCAGCACGGCGAGTTACACCATCGGGTCAGGGGCGACCTTCAGTCAGGCGCGCCCGTTGTGGATCGAGAATATCGGGATCATTGACGACGACACCGCCTCGCCGGTCAACGAGATCCCTATTGGTCCGCTACTGACCGAGGACGAATTCGCGCGTATCTCGCAGAAGACCACCGAGGCCAACTATCCAAGTGCGGCGTACTACGACTACGGCTTCGCCTCGAGTCTGGGGACGATCCATGTTTACCCGGTGCCGGATAACAGCTCGGTCGATATCGTCCTCTATACGCCGACGGCCTTGACACAGCTTGCGGATCAGACGACGGAGTACTCGTTTCCCCCAGGATATCTGCGGGCGATCCAATTCAACCTCGCCATGGAGATCGCGCCGAGTTACGGACTACAGCCCTTGCCGTATGTCGCCGAGGTGGCGAAGACGTCGTTGGCGTGGGTGAAGACCGCGAATTGGCGTCCTGAAGAGGCGCGCTTCGACGAGGCGTTGTTGCAAAACAGCAGTCACGGATCGCTGGGGCGCTGGAATATCTACACGGACCAACGATGATCTACGAAGAGTTTTGTGGCCCGTCTCGTCCGAGTCAGTCAACGGTGGCGTCTGGCGAGCAGACGATCAACTGGTATACCGAGCGCCTGGAGAGTCCCGCCGCGCGGGCGAAGACGGTCTTGTATCCGACGCCGGGGGTGACGCAGTTTGGCTCGGTGGCCGAGTCTCCGGTGCGGGCTATGTTTGCCACCGACTCTCGTTGCTTCGCGGTCATTGGTACGAAACTGTATGAATTCGACAGCGGCGGGTCGGAGACCGACCGAGGGACGGTGGCGAGTGACA